AGCTATCATCTACGACGTAGAGATTATCCGTTCCGTGTTTTAGGGATGTGTCCTCGCATGGTGTTTCTTTCGTAGTCTCAGGCAGATACACTTCTGATAGTTCTGAAGGGAGGGATCCTCATGGTGCTGTGTTCTCGAAGGAAGCTGGCCGTAGTTTTATGAGGAGGCGGGGCCCGCCCCGCCTCCTGGAGTTTTCGATGGGCAGAATCTACATTGCTCTCGATCCGGCGCTGCGGACTGGAGTAGCGTACCGGACAGGAGAACTGAGTGCATTTGTTTGGGATTGTCGCGGGAAGAAGGGTGCGGAGTACGGGGTGCGTTACCAACTCTTCGCGCGCTACCTGCGTGGCCTCTTGAAAAGTGTCGATCCGGACGGGGTGGTTTACGAGCAGGCCCCTATCGCAAGGGGGTACGATGCCCAACGCAATTCGTATGGCTTCGAGGCGGTGCTGAACCTGGTCTGCCAGGAATACGGCGTTCCCTGTTTCCCGGTGCACGCACGTACCTTGAAGAAGTGGGCGACGGGCAACGGCAACGCCACGAAGGAGGAGATGATCCGTGCGGCGGTAGAGCGATTCGGCTACCGGCCGGCCTGCGAACCGGACGATAACGAGGCGGATGCGGTATGCCTGCTGGCTTATGCTGAGATGAATGCGAGGTAACCGGTCGTGACTGACACTCCAAAGCGGGTTACGCAGAATTGTCCTCCGCGCAGCCCGGGGCGGGGGAACAATCCGGATTTAACCGACGCAATGATTCACATGCGGTTAGAGGGGAAGTCCTACAAAGAGATCGGGGAACATTTTGGGTGTTCGGTGCGAAACGTTTTTAAACGCATCTCCAAACGCCTCAAGACGATCCGAGTAGAGGAGGCAGAACAGCTTATAAGGATTGAGGAGCATCGTCTTGACGAGATGTTCAACGCGGTTTACCCGAATGCTCTTTCAGGAAACCTCAGGGCCGTGAAGGCTTGCTTATCGATCATGGAGCGTCGTGCCGCGTTGCGCGGGCTTGACGCGCCGAAGCGAGTAGAGACAAAGGAGGAGATCCGTCGTATTGCGACTGTAGAGATCAAGGTTCCTCAGGTTAGCGGGTCTTCTCCGGTTACGCTCATCGATGGTGGAGAGGTGACGGAGGAGGCCGAGTTCGTAGAAGTGGATAACGATGAGTAGCCCTGAAGTCACATTCCGGGAACGAGCGGACGCCCAGCCGCAGTTGTGGCGTATTCGCGGTGACGGTGTGCTGGAGGTAAACTTCCACGAGGGCCAGGCGCGAGTCTGGAATAGTGACAGACGTTTCGTGATCATGTGCGCTGGAAGCCAGAGCGGCAAGACCTCATTCGGCCCGATCTGGCTATGGCGAGAGATGCAACGGTGCGGCCCGGGAGACTACATCTGCGCGACTCCTTCTTTCCCGCTCCTAGAAAAGAAGATGCTTCCATCGTTCAGGGAGTGGTTCGAGGACATCCTGGCTCTTGGGGATTGGATGGAAGGCCGCAAGGAGTTTGTTTTCAACGACTTCGGCACAAAGACCCTCTTCGGCGAAGGAGCAACCAAGCGAACGCGCGTGATGTTTGGGTCCGCGACGAATGCTTCCTCGTTGGAGTCCGCGACCGCGCTCGCCGCGTGGTTGGATGAGCTGGGCCAGCCGGAGTTCGGTGAAGATTCCTGGGATGCTATCCGGCGCCGCGTCTCGCTCTACCGAGGGCGTATTCTGGGCACAACGACCCCCTACAGCTCCACCGGATGGTTCGTGCGTCGTCTTTACGAGCCGTGGAAGCGTGGCAGCAAGGACATCGACTTCATCCAGTTTGAGTCAACCGCTAACCCGAACTTTACTCAGGAGGAGTTCGATTCGATCCGCCGAGAGATGCAGTCCTGGAAGTTCGATCTCTTCTTCCGGGGGCAGTTATCGAAGCCGGCGGCGCTCATCTATAACGACTACCTGCCGGTTCCGCGAGAAGAGGGAGGGCACTTAGTAGAACCGTTGCATCCGCCGTGGACCTGGGGGGTGACCCTCGGGATCGACTTTGGCGCGGTGAACACCGCTGTCGTGTGGATTGCCGAGGATCCCCATTCGGGGGATCTGTATGTCTTCAAAGCAGCGATGCTGGGTCGTAAGTCAACCGTGGACTACGCCGCGGCGGTGCGTTCGGAAAGCAAGAATCTGAACGTGATTGGGGCTTACGGGGGCGCTCCCGGGGAATCGCAGCAGAGAGCGGACTGGGCGGACGCCAGATTCGACGTGATGAAGCCGGTAGTTTCCGATGTCGAGAGCGGGATTGACCGCGTGGTATCTCTGCTTCTTACCAAGAGAATATTCTTTTGTAGCGATCTGCCGGAGGACTTCTTTACCGAGTTGACTACCTACAGTCGCAAGGTGGATGATAGCGGGGTTCCGGTGGAGGAGATACACAACAAGAACGCATTCCACTACATGGATGCGTTGCGGTACGGAGTGATTGGCGCTCTCAATCCGACGAGCCTCGTGCCGGCGGAGGAGGAGTTAGCTCAGTACTTCGGATTCGCGCAGCGGGGATGGCGGGGCTAATGGGAACCTGGTCGAGGATTCATGGGGCGCTGACAGCCGGCGTGAGGAGCTTCTGGTCCGCGTACAACAATGTGCGCGACCAGCAGCCGATCAACTTCTCTGTCCGCCAGGACCTCTACGAGAAGCGTTGGCAGTGGTACAACAATACCGCTTTCAAAGACCTCGAAGCGTGGCGTAGCGAGAAGTCCGAGATCGGACTTTACCGCTTCCATCGTTCGATCTACAACCCGACCTACCGGTTGGTGGAGTTCTACGTTACTTCCATCTATCCCGGTGTCCTGACCACGGATGCGCGGCGGATTCCGGACGGCACGCCGGTAGCGATCCCGCTTGCTCTTGATACGCCACAAAGTATTCGTGATTCTCTCGGGGTGATTTGGGAGTGGAGTAACTGGCAGGACAACAAGAGCGTCTTTCTACGCTACGCGGCCGCGACAGGAGACGTGCTCGTCAAGATCGTGGACGATCTAGAGCACCGGAAGGTTTATGCGCAGGTGATCTGGCCTGGGCTCGTCAAGAACCTGGAGCTGGACCACGCCGGCAACGTGAAGAGCTACGAGTTGGAGTACAACACGGTCCTGCCGGGCGACCCGGATCAGCGGTTGCGCAAGTACAACGAGATCGTGACCAGAGACACCGTGCGGTATACGCTCGACGATAAGCCACACGATCCGTACGGATACGGAGCTGAGCACGAGAATCCCTACGGTTTCGTGCCGGCGGTGTGGTGGCGGTTTGTGAACCTCGGTGGCACCTACGGCGCCCCTGCGATCTGGGCAACACAAACAAAGATTGGCATATTGAACGATCTCGCTTCGCTCCTGGCCGATCACGTCAGCAAGGTTGTGGACTCGCCGATCCTCATCTCCGGGGCCAGTTCCATCAAGCCCCTCGTGGCCTCGCGGGCAAGTCGTCAGCCGACCGATGAGATGGATCAGCCTCACCAGAAGCGGTATGAACTAAACGTCCTGACGGGAGCCGAGGGCGCTAGGATGCAGACGTTGGAGTTGACCATCGGCGAGGCTCTCAACTACTTCGAGAAGCTGCTAGACGAGGTTGAGAAGGATCATCCGGTCCTTTCGATGTACCGCGACATGCGGAAGATGACTCAGACGACCGGCCCCGCCGCGGACGCCCTGATTGGCGACGTGAAGAACATCTATGCTGAGAAGGCTGGCGCGGCGGACGTGCAGACAAAGAAGCTCTTTCAGATGGCGATCGCCATCGCTGGGTTTCGCGCATCGCGGGGCGACTGGGGATCGCGGAGCTTGCTCGACTACAAGAGAAAGAAGTTCCTGCAGTTCGACCTGGAGAGTTACGAGGCCGGCAAGCTCGACTTCGACATCGACATGCGTCCGCCGGTGCCACTGGGGCGTGGCGAGTTCTACAAGATCCTGAACGAGCAGGGCCTCTCGATCCAGTCTCTCCTGGCGGCAGGGATCCCGCTTGCGACTATCCTGAAGGATCAGGGGTGGGATGAGGCTCGTTTTAAGGAAGTTGAAGCTGACTTTGACAGTCCTATCGAGAGGCGGCTGGCTGAGATGAACCAGCCGAAGCAAACCGCGGATACAGGAGAAGGGGGCCGTGGCGGATCCAACAACCAGCCGGAATGAGTATCTGGGATTCGGTGAGTGTGCTATTTGTTTTGGAGTGATCGGCAGGTACCGAGTGAATCGTGTTACGATAGACCGGTGCCTGTGTTGTGGCCGTGAGTGGCAGTGTCGTGACGGACAGCGGAAGTGGGAGCTGCTGGAACGAGGACGCAGGGTATTTAAGTGCGACTGATTTCGGAATATTATCTCGGAGGAGAGACTATGGACGCGGACCAGAAGCCTTCAGTGGAAGAGCAGAAGACTGAGGATAAGCTGCCGGAGAAGACTGAGAAACCGCCGGAGAAGACTATTGATTCCACGGAGGAGCTGGAGGCAATCAAGGCTGAGTTGGAGCAGGCAAAGAGCGAGTTGAAGAAGATTGCCGCCGAGCGCAAGGCCGCGGAGGAAGCGGAGTTGGCAAGGCGCGGTGAGTTCGAGAAACTCGCCGCCGATAAGGCGAAGGAAGCGGAAGAGGCCAAAGCGGAGCTGGAAAAGCAGAAGAAGCTCACCGAGGAGCTGGCGAAGCAGTTCCGCAAAGGCATCGAGGAGATGAAGGCAAGGCTGCCGGATTCCCTGAAGGCGCTTTACCCGTTCGGTGAGCGGTTGTCTGAAGAGGAATTGACAAAAGCTTACGAATGGCTGACAAAGGCGGTTCGGGTGGATCCCAAAGCGGCACCGGCGGTAGGTCCGGGGCCGAAACCGAGTGGAGGACCGGGAGACATCCCGGACGAGGTGATCCGGCGGGAGATGCGGCGATACGGGCGCAACTTCTGACGGAAGGTCATAGGAGGTTGTGGAATGGCGGATCTGACTCTTGTTGACAGCACTCTGCCCATCGACGTAGTGAATGCCATCGATTCTCAGCAGTTCGACGGCCTTCCGGCAGAGGAGGCTCTGACCGCCGGGATGGTAGTTCGCGTGGTTCCCTCGGGAGCTACCGGCGGCTACATCACCAAGGCGAATGCGACGAACAACACCGAGGCTTCCGTTTTCGGCATTTGCCGGAAGACGGTATCCATCGGGCAGGCGCCAACGGTCATCCTGCGGGGGCTGCTGGACGGGTACGACTTGGACGACCTGGACTACTGGGCTCCGGTCTACCTGAGCGACACGGACGGTATGCTGGCAGATGCCCCCGGCACGGTGCGCCGGATGATCGGGCGGGTTGTCCCGCGCATCACCGGCAAGATCGGCGTGGCGCCGGACAAGTTGCTCTACGTCAATTGCTTTTGGGCATGGGGCGTGGATCCGTATGTGGATG